CGCCATCCCCGCTTCAAGAACCGAAGTTCCATTAGTGGTTTTAACACCTGCTCTTCCCCACTCTTATCTGCAGTAGTATATGTAATGCCATATCTGGCAAAATACTTTGAGAGTTTGAGTGGGTTAAACCAATGTGTAATAGTTGGACTGATAGCGTAGAGGTTGTCGTCTCCATAAATCCAATCTTTAACATCCCGATCGTAATCGCGCAGAGATGGGAAGCTAATTCCTCTTTCAGAGGAAAACTCTCCCACATCCTGCTCCTTCCGTAATTCCAAATACGCCAATCTCAAATACATAGCTCCAACTATCGTATTCAAGACCACCGTAAGAACATTTCCAGAGGGGTTTCCTTGTACCTTACGATGAATCACGTCAAAGACAATTTGTGTCGTATGGATAAATTCCACACCCAATATACCAAGGGCTCTACGATATTGTTCTGGTGAGAAGAAGATATTATCTCCATCACCAGTGTATATGTAATAGCCATTGTATGAGTGTTTTGTCTCCCAAAAACTCATTGTCCAATCAGCGATAAGCATCATCGCATCCTGTACCAAATCCGGGTCTAAGGTCCCGTCATACTTCCCATAATCGCCGTCACCACCAACAGTTGAAATTCTAGCCATCTTCTGCATGAAGATAGTCCAGCTATCACTGTGGGGATCGACTCCAACTGCAGAATAACTTCTGCCCATATTTGCATAAAAAGCAGCAGTAAAATGCAGTGTGAGTGCTCGGCAAGCCAGGGTTATATGAACTGGGGCCATTGTGAAGATTCTTGTATTAACAGCGCGAATCTTCTCCATTTTGCGCCGTTCGTCCTTTGTACAGTGTACCCACACCGATGGTGGACGAATACCATCTCGTAATTGTTTCAACGTTTTCACTACGGCTTCCCAAAGCTCTGGCTTCATTGCATAACTGATCTTTCCGTTATCCAAATGATCTACACAAGCGTTGAACAAATACTTCTTTCCTACTTCTCCAATAGGTCGACTCTTTTTCCAAGGAAGCCCTGGGGACGAGTCCATTTCCAATGCTTTATAACCATCAGCCTCATATCCATTGATCATGCCATCAAATGACATTTCATTGGTGGGCATTAGTGGCTTCCACTCCATGTGTTCCACTAACAGATGGTTTCCAACTACTCTCCGCAGAGTAGGGTGAAATGCTCGAGTACGCACTTCATATTTCGTTAATGCATTGCGAAATGGACTAATACCCAGCTCATTCCGAGGATCATGTCTAGTGAGAATTGCAGGCTCGGTGACATGAGCCCTAACCAAATCAAAAAGCTTAGATGGTCTTAAGCTAGTTTTAGTGGCTGCAAATTCCCCCATTGCTGGAAAAGTTCTTCCGAATGTTA